TGCTACATCCGCACAACTTATATATACAATTTAATGCAAGACTTTTTCGGCATTCTGCGCTAACTTAGCAGCGACTTCCAACCAATATTCTTTCGCCCAATCAGACTGAGCGTTCTCGTATGCCTTCATGGCATTACAGAGGAGACGGGTATAATCAGGCATTGAACTTCTTATCCGTTTTAAGTTGAGCCGCAGTAATTTTGTGTTTCACAACTTGGAAAGTCTTATCTCCATGTTGTTCTTTGATTAGTTTAGAAGTCTCAATTACTTCTTTTAACTTAGCGGATGCTTTATCTTGAACGGCAGTCAATGACACACCCTCAAAACGTTTGGCTCCAATAGAACCATCCTTATAAGTTACTTCTAAATCAGCGTAATACATATGTGTCATTGATAATCTCCAATCGCATTAATAACTTCTACACCATATTCATTGACCAATGTTTCTACACGAGCATCACGGTCTTCTTTGATACGAAAGTAGTAACCTTCTACTTCCCCACCAGTCACAGAGGTATCGACCTCTACAAAAAATTTACCTAACTTCATTACTCAACCTCATATTCTACAATAACAACATTCTCTGCGAAACCCTTCTCGATGAAGTAGGCTTGTGCGCCCTGTGCTTCTTCGACAGTTTCGATTGCTTCAAACATACCAGCCAAAGTCCGACCCGTATCTGCATCCTTAATCAAATAATTCATAACGATTCCTTTCTCTCAATTACATATTAACTATACGGCATTCCGCATAGAATGTCAAGCAAAAAGCGCCAAATATTCGGGATTATTTGTTTCTAAAGTAACAAACGGCCCGAAGTATGATTCGAAGGCAACCAACAGGTGATTGTAGTCACCCGCCTGTAAGTCTTCCATGACTTCATCTTTATTGTAATCAAGTTCCCGACACAGATTAGATGCAGCACCCAGAAGGACAAACGCATTGCCTTCGGGGCCATCTAGGTTGAAAACATATCCAGTATCATTGTTTTGACGTATCATAATCTAATCCTTTCTAGTAGAGGTCAACACCAAGTTCGTCAGTGAGAATACCAGCGATAATCTCACGGTCAACGGTGTCACCACCGCCCCACCGATGTTCACCATCGATGAAGAACTGTTTATCACCACGCATCAGATAGATGTTAGTGGCTTCCATGATTTGTTCACGAGTAGCGAAGTCACGATTAGCATACAACTGACCTTCACCATAGAACATCTCACAGTAGTCTGCGAAGTTCTGTTTCTCTTTAAAAGTAATTTCCGTAATCATTTCTAGTTCCTTTCAACTCAACTTATACTTTATATTACAACAAGTATCAGGAATTGTCAAGCACTTTTTTCAAAAAAAAAGCAAAAAAAAGGGAGACCCGAAGGTCTCCCAGAAAAAGTGGTAGGTTAACCCTACTCTTTTTGTTATCCTTATGTAAGGATATTCGTAACTTTGAAGATACGATAGTATTGGTTGGTTTTGGCAGATGCCAGACCATTCGAAGGCGTAGAACCAACAAATGGGTTCGATGCCATACCGTAACGAGTTTTGAACCCGATACGAGGTTGGAATGTGTCTTCACCAACGGCCTTGACCATTTGCAGCGGAACATATGGGCAGTAGAATACACCACTGTCATATGGGTTCTGACCTTTGTAACCAACGGTTACATAATCAGTCTGTGCATATGGGTCAATGTATACACGCACACGACCATTAAGGACACCAGCGAAGGTGTTACCTGTATCGTCTACTTGCAGATTGTTGCTGATTGCTGGAGAATAGTCCAAAGAACCAGCAGCGGCCAGTGCAGTAGCAACGTCTGAAGAACAGATTACTACGTTACCTTTACCACGGCGAGTTTCTTTAGCAATTACATTGGACTCACGGTCAATCTGAACCGTCAGACCTTTGAATTTCTCAGCAGACCAACGACCATCGGCATCAGAACTCAAGTTAAACACACCATTGACGGTGACGTTTGACTGTTGAGCGCCGTTTTTAGCCTGTGAGTTAATCGTTCTGATAACTTCACGGTTGATTTCGGCCAAGATTTCAGTTGACAGAATGTTTGCCAACTCAGTTTCAGCGTCAAGACCGTGGATTGCTTTCAGGTCTTGTGCGAGTTCCAAGCTGTATTCTGCTTTCAGCGCACGGCTTTTGGCAGTAACAGTTTGGCGCTCAATAGTGAAACCCATTTCGTTGAACGAAGAACCACCAGTTGAACCCAGAGATTCTGCGTCATCAGTTGGCATACCACCAGCGGCAAGCGAAGACAAACGAGCGCCGTCTGAATCGATACCATTGTAACCTGATGGGTTGTCAGAGTCGTGAGTGCCTGAGCTGTCGCCAGAGAACTGAGTTTCAGCTTCGTTGAACAGGGCTTCACGATTAGATGTTGAACCGCCTTGATAACGGGACTTCATCGCGAAGATGAGACCAGTTGGGCCATTCATTGGTTGAACGCCACAAACGTCATAAGCAATGAGGTTTGGCATGGCGCGGCGAACCAGTGAAATTAACACTGGGTCAAAGTTGTTTACTGAACCCGTATTGTTTGCTGGTGCAGCTTCCGTCAGGAAACCTTGCTCAGCAGCACGGGTCTCGGCGATTGCTTTCTCTTGGTTTTCCAAGATAGCGGCAGTCACCGCACGGCGATGATGGTCTTTAATCTCGCCAGCGGAAGTTTCGTCCAATACTGGAGCCCACTTCTCGATAAGGTTATCGTAAGATACTTGCATTTTTCTTATCCTTATGCTTTAGGTGCTGTTTTACGAATGGCGGCGAGGTAGCTATCCATTGAAGAGGAGAGTTCAACCGTTTGGTCTGCGTCTTCAACAATGGCTTCGACTTCTTCGTCACCAGTTACTTGTTTTGCGAAATGCGACTCGACAACGATGGCAACTTTTTCAGCGAATTGTTCTTCACTGTCAAAATCGATATCGGCAACGAGTGATTTCAATTTCTCGACTTGAGTGTCTGCAAGTTCACGAGACGATTCACGAATAATCGTTTCACGCTTGTAAACTTCCAATTCTTCAGTCGTGTCTATAACTTTCTGAGTTGTTTCGTTGAGGCGACCCTCAAGTTCTTCAACAGATTCAGCAAGTTCATCAACTAGGTCAACTTTGGATTCTGGAACTTCAATGTAAGACTCCGTGAAGAGGCCTTTCATTTTGTCCATGAAAGTCTCGGCAATTTCAGTGCGGAGACCGCTCTGGATTGCAACTTGATTTTCTTCCATCCAAGTTTCAACTACATAGTTCAGGTAGCTGTCTACTTTTTCTACAAGGTCAGACTTCGTAGAAGCAATTTCTTCTGCGAGTTCTTCCTTATACTGTGTTTCGATACGGTCTACTTCTTCAGACAGTTTCGATTTCACAGCTGCTTCAAAAATTACGGCGGTTTTAGCTTTGAACTCATCGCTGAGTGTAGCTTCAGACTCGACTAATGCATTAAGTTCGGCAGTAGTGTCAACACTGGTTTCAGCGATGACTTCATCTTCTTCCATGTCTACCGATTCGTCCATCATTGCGCTATATGCGGCTTGAAGGTCTGTTTTTTTCATGCCATGCATCTTCATTGACATTACATTAATCATGCCCGCTTTTGTTTTTGGAGCAGGAGCTTGTTTGGCTTTAGTAGCGTCTGCAGCTTTGTCAACAGATGCGATTGCGTCTTCTTCATCAGTCGCGTTTGCATCTGGTTTTGCTTTAGCAGCAGGCGCATTAGCCTCATCGAGAGTTTCTTCCACGAATTCGTCTGTTACTTCATCGTGGAGTTCTTCGACTTGGTTAGTTTCTTCAGTCATATTAGACTCCTTACATACTAGATTTTAGTAACGAGAGGAAATTCTTAAACTCTCGAACACTTGTCTCATACAAGACAGGCTTCGGAGCCGTTTTAATTTCAGTCTCCATTTTTTCAATTACTTGAGGCTTCAGAACACCGTTATTCCAAACCCAGTCAACACCTTCCATGATTCCATTAACAAATGCATCTGGTGCTGATGGGTCTTGCACGATGTCAACCGTGCTAAGAACAAAGTCATCTTTGACGACCATTGCGCCATTCTGTTGCTCAAGACTACCCATACCACGAGTTGACACGCCTAGTTGAACACCACCATCAAGGAGACCTTTAACAATCTTACCCATTGGAGTATCCAATATTTGTGCCTTTCCTACCACATCATTACCCTCAAACTTGAGGTCTGTGATGAGGTGAGAAACTTTATCAAGGTTAACAGTTGGGCCTTCTGGGTGATTCAATTCACCCACGGCACGCTTCTTGTTAACCTGTGTATCAACGTATGTCTTTACTGCCTTTTCCATAATTGGTTTAGGGTAAACACGGCCGTTGCGATTCTTTTTATCTGTCTGCGCGAAAACGCCCTCGATGACGTATTTCTTTTCGCCATCTTCTTTTTTCTCAATGATACATTGAAGGGTATCGTTTTCAGTATATTCAGTAATTAACTTCATGTCAATTCCTTTACTACTTGCATCGCAGACTTCTCTGCATCTTTCTGTGATTTGAAGGCATCCAGTCGGTCACCATCAATATACACAACGAATGGCAGAGAACCTTTCTCTTTAGTGATTAGAACTGGGATTCTTTTAACCTTTTTATCAAAGACTACATCGCCTTTAGGTTTCCGTCCCTTTAATTCACTAATTAGTTCTTTATACGTTTTCATAGTATTATTTATACAAATAATGTTTTCAAGATAACAATTAGTTACTCTTCTGAGTCACTTTCTTCCGTTTCTTCTTCGGTTTCGGTTTCGATTTCTTCGATTTCGTCTTCGTCAACGGCATCAAGTTCATCCTCAACCTCTCCGTCCAACTCAATCGTCTCATCTTCGACTTCCTCGTCTGTGATGTCTTCTATATCATCTTCAACATCATCATCGACATCATTAAAGATTGCTTGTGCAGTCGCAATTCGCTGTGCTTCAAGCGCATCTTCCATTTTGTCCTGAACGATACTTTTGAATGACCCTTCTGCATTCGCTAGGTCACCCGAAGTAATCTGATTGATAAGTTCTTCAACCGCATTAACATCTACGGTTTCAACTTCTTGTTCAAGTGTTTCTGATTCACTCATTTTACATATCCTCTTGTTCATCTTCGTCTTCAACGGAGTTTTCGCCTTCGACTTGTTTTTTCATTTCTTCGATGTCCTCATCAGACATCATCATTACGTTTTTCATTGCCCATTCACGCGAGAAATATTCACCAACATACTGTGATACTTGGTCAAGAGTCTGAAGTCTGTTCTGCAACAGTTCAGCATTCTTGAGTTCAGTGAAATGGTTATCTCTTTGGAAGTTTATACCCACACCGCTTTTCCATGTATCCCAATCCTGTTCAGTAATAATACCTTTGAGAATAAGTTGTTTCTTTAGAATATTTGTAAACAGAGTTGCGAAACGTTTACGGAGACGGTCAATAAACTTTTGGAACTTAACTTCATCTCGTGAGATTTCAGTTGAACGACCCAAAGAGAATTGTGCTTCCTGTTCGAGACGATTAATCGGGACATTCAGTGAACGATACAATCTCTTTTGGAAATAGAGAATATCGTCAATCTGTCCTAGATTTTCCCCGCCAGGAAGTGTTGAGATTTCAGTTCCTCTACCACCTTCACGGCGAGGCAACCAGAAATCTTCCAACATCGACATATGCTTACGGTCATCTTTCAGTTGACCCGTATTTGAATCGTAAACAATCTTATTGCGATAACGAGACATGATGTCTTTCATATACGCTTCAGATTTATTACGGGGCATATTACCAACATCGATATAGAAGATACGGCGTTCTGGCGCCCGTGCGAGACGGTAGATAACCAGACTGTCTTCCATCATGCGAAGTTGGTTGATTGGTTTTAGTGCCTTATGGAGATAGGATACAACCTGTCTCCTACTAGGGTCAAGCAGACCACTAGAAACATACGACACACTATCAGGAGAAAGTCTTACGCCTTGGTTTTGTCCTGCTTTCTCTTGATAGATATAAAATTCGTTGACCTTCTCAACTACCTTTGCGCCAGTTGCTTGGTCTTTTCTATATTTGACTTCTTTTACTTTGCGAATCTTCGCAGCGTCAATAGGACGGATTTCTTGAATACCCGCTTTGAGATTTGATTCATTTACTACGAGGTGGTGATAAACACGACCATCAACATAAAATGAACGGAAGATATCATGACCCAGTTCAGTGAATCTCAACATACTATAGATGTTGTTGAACTCTTCGGTCATGGTTTTCTTGATATTATCAGGTGCATCTACATCGTCCAGATTTAGTTCACATGATACACCAATCTCCGAACCCACGATGGACTCGTTAACGATATCTTCGATTGCAGCGTCTACTTCAGGGTGTGCTGCGACACCACGATATTTGATAATTAGTTGTTGGTTGTCCTTCGCCTGTGCGCCATCCATGTCGATGTATTGACCATAGTGACTACCAGACGCAGTAACATACCCCGCACCATCATCATCGGTGGGGGCAACAATAGACTTTAGTTTTTCCTTTTCTTTCGGTTGTTCGGAAGCTCTCTTGAGTTCAAAACCAAACAACTTAAAAATACTATTATCGTCTGCCATAACTATCCTATCAAATCTTTACGATAAAGGGGTAGGGATTACCCCTACCCCCCTACTTATAACCAGATTAACTGGTAGTGCCTGATTCCCAATATTGAACTTGGAACTCGACAGTGAACTCTTCCACAGCGTCTACGGTTTCGTAACTAACTTCAATTTCACTGACGTTAGTTGGGAAACAACCACGGAAGTTGTATGTCTTGAGTGAGTTTCCATCTCTGTCCAACTGTTCAACAACGAGGTCTGCTTGATAATCCACTGGATTGGTCAAACCTGTGTTTGCCTGATGGGCATTGATACCGTTCATCCAACGTTCCATTGCGTTACGGATGGAGAAATCGGTGTCATTGAGAATGGTTACTGTCCACGGTTCAAAGGTGCGGTCTCCAGCAATTTTCAACTGGCGACCACGGAATGGGATTTCAATAACATTCATTACTGATGCTGGCAACTGTGCAGTCTTGCAGAGGAAAGATGTAAGTTCTACATCACCGCCTGCATAGCCTGGAAAGTTGACAGTGGCTTTGAAGAGATTAGGACGAGCGCCCCCACCTCTTAGTTTTGACTTAAAGTCATCTACGCCTAGAATTGCCATTTTTCCTTACTCCTTAAACTGTGCCTACAACTTCTTCAAACTCTACACCAGTTCTAACTGCGACAAAGTTCAGTGTCACGAAGTTGATAGAACGGGCAGGCTTGATGAAGATGCTTGCGATGAATTCATTGCGGTCAACCACAGCAGGAGTATTGTTCGTTTCGTCACATTGAACTCGGAAGTCCGTGATACCACGGCGACCTTGAATCTCACGAAGGAACGGTTCTACGATGTTGACGAATTCTGCACGAGTAAACTCGTCATTGAATTCGAACATTACACCGCGACCTGCTATTGCAATCGCACGTTCAATGGCGAGGAAGAGACGGCGAACATTGATTCGGTCAAATGCACTTGGACGCGATTCGTTTGTTTTGTCACCGAAGAGCATGATGCCCTCGCCTGGAATGTTTGCAATTGGGTTGATACCAGCTTTATACAACTGGTCTCTTTCCGCTTTGGTTGGTGATACAATAATATCTGTGATACCCAGATATCTACCACGGCGTGAACCAGCAGGCGAGAACCACGGTGCAGCAACCAAGTCGGTAGCAGCCATGAGACCCGCAGTGGACGATGCGGCAGGAATCTTGATGTATTTGTCATTATACTTGTCAAATACCTTCAGATAGTTATTGTCTTGAACCAAGTAGGAAGACTTTGTATATGTGTTGTTACATGCCAGAATTGCAGTGTTAGTGCCTGATGTGACAACCGCAGCACGAGATGGTGATACGACTGCAACACAGTCTTTACGAGTAGACGCAGCGGTTGAAACGAGGTCATTTACAATGGTCGTTGCCGTTCCGTCTGTGAGTGATTCTGGAGCAATAAGGAAATCAACTTCAATATTGTCTTTGTCTTCGAACTTATCGAATCCGCGAAGGACATCATCAGTTCCCAGTGAACTTGAAGTTACACCTGATAGGAATGAGAATGTGCTTTGGGAGGACGAATATTTGAAGTCTGATTTGAAGTCTTGCGCGCCATTGGTCGCGTTAACTCCCCAGTTCGAACCAATGAAGTCGGATACGGATGCAGAGTCACCTGTGTGACCTACACCAGCATATACCCATTGTGAACGGAGTTTCAGAACATCTTTGAAATAATTTGATGTTCCATCTGATGCCTTGGCGTTTTTAGCAACAGACAAGAATGGGAAAGTTTCCAGAACTGTTCCAGCAGTTCCAGTAATTTCACCGTCTTGGTCAACAACAGCAACGTGGATTTCATCGTTTTTACCACCAAGAGCGGACACATAAGATGATGTGCCTGGAGCAGCATCAAAGTTATCTTTATATGACCATGCAGCAAAGTTGGTAGCCCCACCATTATCGGAGTCAGAACCCACAATAGAGATTTGGAGAGAGTTGCCAAGTTCGCCTGGATATTTAGCGATAAATGCGCCATCAGAACTGTCAACTGACAGACCTTCGAAAGCATCCAAGTTATTAATTGCCTGTGCTGACAATGTGCCAAGGTTTGTGTTATTAGCAACAGCATTTTTGCCATCACTATCCTGTTCGCGCACAACAAACAGCGTGTTAGAATATCTTAAAAAATACGCGGCAGAGTGGAAATCTACCGTGTTGTTATCGGTTGGTGCGGAGAAAGTAGATACAAGACCTGACTCGTCTGATACGAGCGTGGCCACGCCTACTGGCCCCCAACCGAAATTTCCTACAAACGCACCCGTAGAAGTTTGAACGTTAGGCACTACGCCCGTTAGGTCAATCTCTTTAACGGTTACGGCAGGAGAAGCAGAGGGTGTAAAAAGTGCCATAACTTTTTCCTTTTTTTCGTTATCTAATTATAAGTTCTCATAATACGGTAGTTTCAATACTTTTATTTATAACTAGAGAAATTTGTAGAATTACCACTCCTCAATACCTATGTTAGAGTGTTGAAATGTGTGCCATTCGGTATCTTTTATGATATCCTGTTGTTCCGCATAGTCCAAACCATCATCTATGAACCCTACGGGTGGAACATCGTCTTCTATTTCCTTCATCTTCTTTGCGAACATCATCTCTTTTAGATTGATGTCGGTCATATCAGAGAAGTATTGGGTGGAGATGAAATATCCAAACATGACCAAGTTCATCATCAAATCATCATAATTACCATCAGATGCCTCGTAGGATTGACCTCTAGAGACAAAGGTGGATATTTCTAGAATTGCGTTTTCATCGTTTATCTGGAGTTTCTTATTTTCGAGAACATCTTTGATTGAGGAACATCCCAGTCTTTTGACCTTTCTGTTCATCTCGATACCAATACGGTCTGCTTTTATCGCAGATTCCATATGGATATTATCATACTCCAAGTCTTGATATAGTCCATTACAAACTACTTGTCCCGAATCATTTGACTCTATAATAACATATGCTTGATTATAGAGGTTTGCATACTTATATATAACATTAGGAAAGAGTAATGGAGATATAGTGTTATTGCGATAGACGGCAACCTGTTCAAAAGGTCTCGTGCCAATGTCAATTACCGTAAAGGTTGAATAATCCTGTCCTCTTCCCTTTGATACATCCACAGTCATGATATATTCATGATTGGGTTGCGGTTTTTCATAGACCAGTAGGTCTCCACCTTCAAGAACATCTGTGGGTGGTTTAGCGCGAAAAGATAGTAACGTCTCGGCGTTTATTAGGGTATCGCCTGTCCCAAAGAAGGTGTTACCAAACTCTTGGTCAAACTGTAATTGAGATGTATTTGCTATTGTTTGTCTTTTCCAGTCTTCGTCTCTGCCTGGGACATCCCACCAGTTGACTGTGAATGGGATGAACTCATTAACCTTTTGAACTGAGCCCTCCCAGATTTTATGGAATGTATTGCCAATTCCATTTGCAGTTGACGTAATAATGACTTTTGTTTCCTTACCCGCTGAGACCACAGGATAGGTTGAAGTGTAGAATTCATTCGCCTTTTCCACAAATGCAAATTCGTCAAGAAATAGTAAGTTAACAGACATACCGCGAATGGAACTACCAGAGGTAGCACTGGCAATAATGCGACTATTATTACTAAATTCAATAGAACCTTTGTTGAGTGCTTTGCAGCCAGGTTGTAGGAAGAAGGGAAGATTCTCCAACATGAGAGTAACCCGCGCCAACATTTCACGAGCGACTTGCCCTTTGTTTGCGAGAATTGCAATCGTCTTCTCACTATGGAAACAAGCATACCATAGTAGATAACCAACAGAGCTAATCGACTTACCCGATTGACGACACGCCAGAACGATAGAAAACCTGTTATCATTAAAGTGTTTGAACATCTGCTCTTGATAAGGATATAAGTCGAAAGGGACTAGTCCATCATCGAGAGAGATAACTTTTAGGTAAGTTTTGCAGAAGTATATAGGGTCTCTGCCACATTTGACATATTCCTTAACTTCTTCTTCTGTGAATTGATGCTGAACACCATCCCGTTTTACATTGGGATTACCAAGATACGACTCATTCTGATTTATCAGCATCAATAACCACTCCCGATTCTGCATGAATCAGTCTTTGTAAGTCTGTAGTCGTGCCTACAAACAAGTTGTTCGTGGTATTACCTAATTGTTTAGGTTCATCCTTTTTGTTAATGTCTTTGTTTTTTTTGTTCAAATCCATCAACTTGTCGTTGATATCTGCCATGTTTTTCATCATAGTTGATAAAACTTCAAACGCACGAGGATGCTCCGATTCACGAGCAACTTCAATCATAAGTTCCATACTCTCTTTACCTTTTTCTAAAAGGTCATAATACGTTTCGCGAGAGTATTCATAATCATCTTTAACATTTTTTTCTTCACTCATTAAGCACTATCCAAATCAATTTCAGTAAATCCATAATCACTGTCAGCATTTATATTAGTTGGGTTTGGTGTAAGTTTCAGTGTTTTGATATACACATCACTATCATTAAGACCCGATTCTTGTAAAAATAAGTTATTACGAACATCGCGGATGATAGAACCATTATTCTCTGGGCCATACAACGCAATCTTCATATCAAAATCTAAAGTATAAAGAATTGTTCTTCTTTGTTCTATTGCACCTTCAAAATCATCAGAGAAGGTAACTCCACTTAAAGTTATAGGAACATCTTCTGTGAGTGAACTAATATCAGAGAACGGTTTAATCGTTACCGAATATTGTGGTGCAAAGTATGGTAGTATCTGTTCTACAACTTGTAATGCGTCATCCTGTGATTTCGCATATATGTTCAGTTGGAACGAGATTATATATGGTGTTGCAGTATAAATTCTTTGACGAGTTAGAACACTATCTGATACTGCCTTCGAGATATTGTTCATCTTGGGTAGTTGACGTTCTGCGTCATACGACATGTTCGTAATCTCAAATGACATACGAGGTAACTTGATTGCGACCCTACGTTCTGCCTGTTCACCTTTATTCATTTCCTCTAGACGAGAAATGAAGTTTCTTTTAGGTGCATATGATAAAGGAACTTTGACTTGAGATATAACTACACCATTACTATTAGTTCGGAGGACATGTAGATTATTGAACAGTGACCCAAAGACGGATACCGCAGTTCTCACTCTTTTATGATAGAAGTGTGTGCCAAACATTATCCGATATCTCCAAATGGATTAGACTCTGAGAAATCAAGGAAGTCTGATTCGAAGTCATCAAAGATTTTATTCTGTGCGTCTTTCTGTATCTCCTGAAGTTCCTGAACCAAATTAGGTGTTGCTACTGCACCAGACGTTACACCTGTTACCTGTTTGTTTGTGGCAAAGGTGTGGAACTTACCGTCAGTTGAACCAACATGTGCAACCTGAAGAACTCTATCAGAGTCAGACCAATCAGTGACTTCACCTTCCATATTATAACCCGTATGAACTTGGGTGATAGTTTCACCAACAGTATAACCACTAGATGCAGAGTCCATAGTCAACGCATATTGAAAAGCGCCTTCATACTCAATCACATCAATACTCGCGATTTCTGTATCAAAATCTTCATCATTATATTCAAACAATTCGCAAGTCATACGGAATGTAGGCAGATTACTCAACTGATAAAAAGGAGTCTCTGTCTCTACTTTCTGGATTTGGAATATGGAGTTGGAAAGTGTCAGATAGATTAAGTCACCTTCACGAGGCCGAAAGTTCTGTGAGTCAAGTCGAGACCCTACGAGTTGTTTCCATCTTTTTCTTGAAACAATGAAGTTTGCTTGGTCTCTTAGTTCGATACCGAATTTGGTAAACAAGTCTCCCTCACCATCAAACGCTTCAGTATTCTCAATATACATCTCCACCTTGTAGGCAGAACCGAAACGTGACGGAACATCGTCAAGAAAGACTTTATCTTTATTGACTATTTCTCTTGGAAGGTAGTAAACATCCTGACCATACATTTTGAGGGCTTCAATAATGATGTCCTCATACATGTTCTGTTCAGAACGAACTCCTTGTTTGAAATACGGGTTCGTTGCCATTTAATTATCCAACAAAGAAATCTGGTGGTGTATCATATTCATTATATATTCTCTGACGAGCAGCTTCAATCTCTTGTTTTGCATCTTCAAGAATTTGTCTACCATTTAATTGCACACCGCCAGGCAATTGTATACCCTCAAACTTTATGAGATTTTGTCCCCACTGTTCTTTGATAAGTGCAGTTGCATATTCTTTTAGGAACATATTATCATATGCTTTTCCAACACCATTTACATCGGTTGCAATATACATTTCAATCAGAATGATATCACCCGCCTGTAAATCACCTCGTGAACCAGCAATATCACCAAATATATTCAGAGTATTTCCGGCTCTACTAAATTGTATTTGTGGATGACCAGTCAGTTTTAGGTCAATCGTTGCAAGATACTGTTGCATCTGTTCGTAATACGCAAGGTCACCTACACTGGTTGCTAAATCTGCAACATCATTTAGTCGCATTTGATACTTGATATCAAAGAAATTGACACTACTTGTTTGGTCATCAACAGGGAGAACTCGAACAACACTTAAAATATTATCGGGATTTATTGAACCGATACCATCAAGGTCAAAATTAATAAATCCTCTAGAAACTATATCTGATGTTATTGTTTTTGGAACATATGCCCTAAAACTACCCTCTGCAACATAATCGTGATATAGTTGTATTGCATCATTAATACGGTCTTCAATTTGTTCATCATCCACATTGATTTCAATCACAGGATGACCCAATCTACGAAGACAGTAATCTATGAACTGGCCTCTATTTGTTATTCTACTATACTGTGACATCTATCTATTTATCCTTAATTTAACAACGTTCCAGAGGCATCGAACACTGAAATCAATCTTTGTGCGACAGGTTTACCGCCGACCAATGCTGAATCCATGCCAACAACACCAGCACTACTAATCTCTAATCGAACCGCCCCAGAGTTGTTTTGGTCTCTAATTTCATATTTACTATTGTAGGCGACATGTTTGAACTCGGCACTACTTGTCTTCAGTGTCAGGTTAGCGGTTGAATTATCGTCCGCTAAAATACCCAAATGAGCAGCATTATTTTGGCCTGCAACATCAAGAACGTTAGTAGGGGTATTAACGGAATTGAAAGCAAATTTACCATTTGTTGCGTCAAAAACCATTTTTGGATTGTCATTAACATCACGGATGACCATATCACCGCCATCCAAGAATTGCAAATATGAACCCGCTGCGGAATCGCCTGTAATACGAAGTTGACCATTGAAATTTGATATATGTGATATTGCGCCAGTATGTCGAATGCTTAAGTCATTACCAGTGCCAAATTTTAATTGTTTATTGTCACCAAACAACATATCACTATCTGGGAGATTTGACCTTCTCGATGTGATATTGGTTACAAACGAACCACCATCAGCAGTGCTAATAGTAAATTGACCTGTTCCAGAATCAAATGCTGTCGAGGATACACCCGCAACTGAAGTTGTTGATGCGCTTGTAATTTGACCTTGTGCGTTGACTACCAGAACTGGAACTAAAGAGGCAGAACCATACGTTCCAGCACTGACACCACTATTTGTTATATCAAATGTGCCTGTGCCACTTGTGTATGTAAGACCAGTTCCACCAACAAACATTCCTCTGACATTTGCAGAGTCAATATCGATTGTTCTTGATGCGGTGATATCACCGCCACCTGAAAGACCTTTACCAGCGACAATCGATACACCACTGTGGTCGATGTGTTCATTTGCAACAAACCCTGACAGATTATCGTGAACGATATCTCCATCTGTTGTTGTGATTGCACCTGTCCCTGTATTATATGTAATACCTGTTCCGCCTGAAAGATTTGCTCTCGCAATCGTAATAATATCTGCTGAGTCAACGTGAAGATTACCAACATGTAGGTCACTTAGTATGACTGTTCCTGCTGTAAATCCACCCGAACCATCACGAGCAACTATCGCAGAGTTGGTATTTGCGTCTGTTGCCGTAGTCGCAGAGTTACTTACTTTACCAGATGTTGATATTGTTGCAAGTTTAGTATCTGCAATTGCGGCATCTGATTTGATGTCTGCATTGATAATCGTATCAGCAGTGATTGCGGCACTTAATGTTACCGCACCCGTTCCATCAAACGATACGGCACTTGCAGTCACATCACCAGATATGGAGAAGTTACGACCACTTGCGAGTGCCGTTGCAGTCGAGGCATTACCTGTCACCGCACCAGTCAGATTACCTTCAAAGGTTTCTGCAACCAATGTTGCAAGACTGAATGATGAATCCGCAGCATTAATAGTTCCTGTTGGTGTTGAGTCATACTCATCAAGGAGTTTCCACTTCTCGTCAGAGATATCAAAATAGAGACCCATGTGGGTATAACCGACACCTGATGTGCCTGTGTTTCTGTTTGTGAAGAAACCAGTATCAACATTTACAGGAGATGCAACACCTTGCCATAGGTCACCTGAGTCGTGACCCGTGGTTGCACCGAACTCAACCGAAATATTATCGGTAGAATGAATTTCTTGTTTATTACCTGTGATTGCAACTTTTGTAAGGATAGGTGAGGCAAATACACTATCATTACCCAATGCAACCTCAAAGGTATCTACACCACCCGCACCAGTTCCCGCACCGTCAATACGGACATAGTAGGTCTGTGCTGTTGTTCCTGTAAAGTGACCAGAGAAGAAGGCATCGTCAAGACCCGTTCCAGTATATGTCGTTCCTGCTTCACCAATCGCGTCACCTTCATTGAGACGATAGAAAGGCGCACCTTGTGTCACATTTGATTGACCCACAGTAGTCTGACTACCCAGAATGGTCAGGTTACCATCGACTTGTAAGTCCGAACCGATATGTGCAGATGTGCGAACACGGAATGAGTTCACAGAGTGGTTTTGTTGATTAACCAACAGGATACCGTTGCTAGAGTCACCCGAAAGAACAACCCAACCCAGACACATTGGGAAGTTTGGATATGTCGGAGATTGGTTTTGATGTGAGCCAGGTTGTGTCACTGATACAAAGAAGTTTTGTCCATCACTCAAATGTGCGGTATTTACTTCGGTCAACTGACCAGCGATAATACAATGACCATAGGAGAGGTTTGCAATATCTCCAGCTGCAAGACCTTGTGCGTTATATGCGTTTACATCTGTCGCATCTGCAAGACCTACAGTTGGAACATCGATTGCTCCTGATGTATAGTTACCAGAGAAGTAGAGTGCTGAACCCTTCTTGATAGTGGCGCCTGTATTATTGAATACACGTTGGTGTTCTTCCAGACCAATCTCATGAACAACATTTGTGATATCATCATAGTAGTTGAGGGTTTTATGCGTATTATCGTAGAATAATCTACCTTCTTTATACGGTGCATGACCAGAGATAGTTGTATCAAAATCTATAACATGCAATTCTGCGGAATCACCATGTATCTTACCAAAGGTCACATCGCTTGTTGTTGAAACATTTTGTCCGATACTGATAAGACCATTGGAACTATCGTATGTGACACCTGTTCCCGCCTGTAACATACCTTTGACATTTGCAGAGTCGATATTGAACTCACCACTCGTTACCGATAAACCTTTGTTTGCGGTCAGATGCGCTCGAACTTCTGCAGCACTTGGGCCAGTATATGTAAATCTACCTGTTGAAGAATCATATGCGAGTGAACCGTCTCCTCCGACATCGGAGAGACCGATTGAATTTCTCGCTCTTGCATCTGTATAATATAAATTCGTTCCTTCAGTAATGTCACTTGTTGTATTGGTCAGTGTAGTAAATTTTAACGTTCCAATATTTGCACTGTCAATAGTTGCTTGAGAACCAGTGAACTGTGTATTTGCTAAATTAGTTACTGTGGCCGAATCTACGGTTGCGTTTGTGATAGTCGCAGTGGTTGATTTTATAGTTGTGATATCAGCACTATCGATAGTCGCCTGTGAACCAGTTAATTGAGTGTTTGCAAGATTTGTAATTGTTGCACTATCAACTGTCGCATTTGTGATGGTCGCGGTAGTCGATTTTATAGTTGTGATATCAGCACTATCGATAGTCGCCTGTGAACCAGTAAACTGGGTGTTCGCAAGGTTCGTAATCGTTGCACTATCGAAGGATGCAGAATCCGTATGAATGAATTCCGCAGTAAGTTGGTCAAAACTTGCACTGTCAATCTGTGTCTGTAATCGTGTCAGGAAGTCACTATCAAAGTTTGCTTGACTGTAGATTTGTTCAACATCAATCGAGAAACGACCCGTTGAACTGTCATACGTCATATCTCCGCCAGCACTAAAGTGTGCGCGAACCTCACTGGACGATGGCCCTGTGTAGGTGAATACACCAGTCGCACTATCGTAAGACAGTGAACCATCACCACCCGTATCGTTGACAAGGAGAGATGCCTTCGCATCAGAGTCAGCACGAGCGGTTGTATAGTAAAGGTTTGTTCCCTCTACAAGATTACTCGTTGTGTATGGGTCAAGGGTAATCGTTGTGAGGAATGTTGCACCATCAGCAGTTCCGATAGAGATGTTACCATTTGAGGAATCGAATGCAAATGATGTCACACCCGCAACTGAAACTGTTCCCGCACTATCAAGTTGACCCTGTGCATTCACAGTAAAGACAGGAATCAAAGACGCCGAACCATAAGTTCCCGCAGTAACACCCGTGTTCGTTATAGAAATTGTATCTGTCGAACTATCGTAAGTGATACCCGTGCCACCATCAAGGGCTGCACCCAAGTCACTGTCAAAATTAGATTTAGTATAAACCTGTTCTACATCAAAGGAGAATTGACCTGTTCCACTATTGTATGTTAGGTCACCCGCAGAGGAGAACAATCCACGCAAGGTAGAAGTTGATGTTGCATCAAATCCAGTAATACCACCTAGAGATGTGATATTCGCACTGTCGAAGGTTGCCTGTGAACCTGTCAATTGAGTGCTTGCTAGATTAGTAATGGTTGCAGAATCAATTTGTGCGTTGGTGACTCTCGCATTGTTGGAATACAATGAATATACTTGTTGTTCACCTGTCGTATCGGAGTCAACCAGTCTGTGCCATGCACCGCCGTGTGCAAAGTATCCACGACCCGTTGCATGAACGTGTGCAAACATACCATGATATGTCGATGCACTTGGAAGGTCACCCTCTGTGCTGTATACGTTTGCAAAGAGAATCTTACCTGTGGTGTTGAAAGTCTCTGACCCGATTGACCAATAATCGTTGGTCTCATCCCAGAGGAATGTTTTGTTTGCATCATCACCACGTTCAATCTCGATACCAGCATCTTCGGTTGCAGAACCCGTTGCATTTGAGTTCAAAACAATAGTGTTATCTGCGAGTGCGATTGTCTCTGTATTCAGAGTAGTGGTTGTCCCCGTTACATTGAGGTTACCCGTAATCTTCAGGTTTCCAATATCTGCACTATCAAAGGTCGCTTGAGAACCCGTCAGTTGTGTATTTGCGAGATTGGTGATTGTTGCGGAGTCAATCGTTGCGCCATTGTCTACTGTAATGCCTTGATGAAATATTTCTGCAACATCAGTTCTTGCAACATCTGAATCTCTAAATGTAAACTGACCTGACCCACTATCAAACGTCAGAATATCCGTATTACCGTCTGTGTGAGAAGTTCCTAGAGAGATGTTGAGACTGATAGAGTTTCCGTCACTATCCACGACCACCAATGCACCACTACTATCTTTTAGGTCAATTGACCCTAGAGTGATGGTGTTGCCTGACAGGAAAAGACTACGAAACTTTTTATTTTCACTGCCGAGGTCATATACCTCGTTACTATCTGGTATCAGAGAACCAGTGAATGTTGTATTGGTGAAAGCAAAGGAATATGTATTTTCAGCACTATCAAATGTGACAGTGACATTATCATCATTACGAAGATTCGTTATTTCATAGTTCCCTGTTGTGGGGTTATATGCAAGGATAGAACCATCAGATTCGGTGGCAGTAACATCCACACCACCCAAGTTGGTGAGAGAGAAAGAACCAGCAGTCACTCGTTTTACAGGAGTTCCTACTACCACCTTCTTGACAATAATCTTTTCAGTCATGGTTTCCTCTTATTATTTTGTGACCGAAGGTGAGACTTCGATTTGTCCTTCGAGAACTCTTTGAATTATTTGATTGTTATCACTATCAGCGTAAGATACTTCTACATCATAAACATACCGACCTCTTGTTTTCAGAGCATCAGTTTCGGCGTTTGTAAGAGATAATGTAACAATACCATCTTCTGGCGGTGTGGTAACCACGGCATTAAATGTAACCGTATCAGGGTCATTTGCCGAGTCACCATATCTACGTTTCATTTTTGCTGTAGCTGTTCGTGATGTTAAATCATATGCAGAACCACTGTCATTGATGAGATGAATCTCAATAGCGACATCGGTGCCTTGATTTATTACAATATCTTCATATGAAATTAATGCCATTTTCAAAACCCATTACTTCTTCTTTGTCTTTATTTATAAGGATTTTGACGTTAAGGAAACTATATTTCAGACATTATTTCTTCTACAATTTCGTCTTGCAGTCCCATAGACATTTGACTTCTATCAAACATGTATGATACCGTTAGTCGCCAACAGTCAGTTTCCGCTGCATGATATACACGATTATACCACGGTTCACCATATGCACCAAAGTATCCTGCTTTACACTGCCATCCTTTTACATCTTGCATGACAACTTCGTCACCTGTATGACCATCAACATACCTAAAACATCCTTCTCCCGTCTCTGACCAAGAGAAAATAATATTATATGCAGATGCATTTGCATTATTATGCCAAGCAATAAATCCGCCAGGCGGATACATTTGAGTTAGTGCATTATTTTTTGTGCATAACATATGTGCTAGTTGTTGATTATAATCACTATATTTTGATATTGCCTCCGCCACCTCAACACTGTTATTGTTGACATGAACGATACGGTCAGCCTTGAGAGCGTAAGAGTGTATTGTTTCTGGGAAACCATCATGGTTTTCATTCATTGCGATAACCTTGTCACGATACTCAGAACTCACATACTCCTTTCTTTGTCTCTCAGTTCCATGTAATACATAATTTCTTTCAATAATTCCCCGATTATTATAAAACCATAGAAAGTTATTTAAGGCCTCAAGAATCTCTTGATTTTTTATGGGGACATTTTTCATACTATGAGTGTATCCTTTTTCAAAGAACCAGAGTAGTGACGTAAAACTGGTGGTTTACCTTCAATGGATTTTAGACCTTCATAACCATATTGGGTAAAATAGTTCCATCGAATATCATCATGAAAGAAACCAATCTTTAAGTCCTTATATTTATCTACCTTGTTAACCAACCACCAAAGTGTTGTCTGGTCAAATTTAGCAAGGTCTTGTCTCCACTGTTCATCATTAAATCCATTAGGAGTCCACAGACCATTATATTGTTTGTTAAATAATTCAAACCAGTCTTCCATGAACTCCCGAACCAGAGGATTAGAACTGCGATACAAACAGACACCACCGCATAAGGTATATTTCTCCATATTACCATTATATGAAAACTCTCGTATTGCGTAAAATTTCTCTCTTTCTTTTGTCAACTCGTGAAAGACCATATCATAGTCTTTTAGATTATCCCACACGGTCATGATGTCTTCGTGTTCGCAATCCATATCTGCATCAACATACATTGTTATGTCATATGGAGTTTGTGCCATACCCCAGAGTTTGGCACGATAGTGATTGTCACAATATATGATGTTATCTGCAACATCAGCCCGTCCATCAATAAAACGTTCTTCTGTTACCAGAGTGATTTGCGATTCAGGATAAAAGTCTTTGATTGATTCTGCTAGGTTAGTCGCATAGATATAGAAGTTTGAATTCTTTGACGCGACAATTACAAAACCCTTACTTGATGTGTTCATCTTCTAAAGATTCCTTAACAATCATCATAGCATACAGGTTCACTTCAGGAATCGATTTAGAACGTCTCAACTTTGATTTTAATAAACGGTTTTTTGAATTCTTTATTTCATCAATCTCAAATGTCTCTAGTTTATACTCAAACAGTTTTTCGAGTTTCTTAGAACGTTCTTGCTCTAACTTTTTTTCTTTTTCAATTTCAGCTTCTGCTTGTTTCTTTTCAAGACGTTTGTTAGTTGCTGCATTGATAGACTCTTCACCTAAAAATTCAATCGCTTCATTAAAAAGTTCGTTTGGTGTTCCGTCATCATTATATTTATTTAATTTGTGAACTTCCCGTTTCACCTTATTAGGTTCTTCGGTCACCTCACTAATTGCATTCAACATTTGTCTTTTGGGTGTTTCCCAAAATGCATTATTTAACCATATTCTCTGCACTATCATTCTCCATAGTTAATTTCAATTTTATATATTCATTTTTTACAATGCGGTTTTAACATATAGGGTGTATGTTTCAATTGTAGAAGTCGATGCTGCGATTGTTGTTCCGACATAGTTACCTAAAAAACTTTCTCCATAGTTACCTATGAAGTCTCGACTATAGTCAGCTGAAAAATTCCTAGAGTAATTACCTTCATAGTTACCTGTGAAGTCACCTACAAAGTCTCCAGTGAAATCCTCAGTTCGGTCAGCGGTAGAGTTTCTTGTGAAATCCGTAGCATAGTTACCCTCATAGTTACCTGTGAAATCGCCAATAAAGTTACCTGTAAAATCAACCGCCCGAGTTCTGGTAAAGTCACCAACATAGTTACCAGCAAAGTCGCCTGTAAAGTCGCCTGTAAAATCACCAGCAAAGTTGCCTGCAAAGTCGCCGACATAGTTAGTAACTCTAGTTCGAGTTGATGTTCGAGTTGATGTTCGAGTTGATGTTCTGGCGTAGTTACCTACATAGTTACCCGCAGTGCCATAAAATGTTCCGTCAGAATAATAGAGTCTACCGCGAGTATAGTCACCAACAAAGTTACCAACAAAGTTACCAGCAAAGTTGCCTGCAAAGTTGCCGGCATAGGTAAGAACTCTAGTTCGAGTTGATGTTCTATTTGAATCTCTAGTTGAATTTCTGGTAGAGTTTCTTGTGAAATCTGTAGCATAGTTACCAATAAAGTCACCACTAGAACTTCTGGTAAAATCCGTATCAGTTTCACGGGTAGAAGTCCTCGTATAACTTGTAGCATAGTTACCAGTGAAGTCGCCTACGAAATTTCCCGTAAAAACTTGTGTGAAGTTTTCAGTTGAATTCCTTGTATAGTCAGCAGAAAAGACCCTAGAGTAATTACCCTGAAAGGCACTTGACCTAGTTCTTGTAAATTCAGTTACAGATGTTCTAGTATAATCTGTATCAGTTGTATCCCTACGACTGTCAGTTGCAGTTCCTTTTGCAACCCATGTTCCACCTGATGGCGCACCTTGAGCAGATGACCTGATTAGATAATTACCAATAGCACTTGAAGCAGATGCCATCCGACTTTGACAAAGAGCACCAAAAGTATACCTCACCTCTGCATCAGACATCTCCTGAATACCCTGAAACGTTCCTGTTGCACCACTTGAACGTTTGACACTAACTGGTCGGACAGCAGACGGTGGAGATGAGATAGAGTCTTTTACATATAGATTATATGAAGTTCCTGATACACCAGTTTCAATTGTATCCTCAAAGATACCTGATTTGTGAACTGACCAATCACTGCCTGGCGTTGATGACCCTAACTTGTAACAGCCAGGATATTCATTGGTAAAAAGTGCAGATGCTATTCTATCACCTAGTGTGTTTTGTTCACTTGTTGTAAGTTCATGAATTTCAGCAGAACCACTATTATCAACAAATTCAGTAGGAATTCTGAAATCCGCTGAGTCTGAATATGTTATCGAATCTGCGTGTTGATTGAAGGCATAACTTGTTTGAGTAACAGGAACAGTTCCATTAGCAAATCCATGTGTTCCAACTCCGTCATCAAACTTGGTATCAACTATAGAACCGATTGAACGATTTGTTCCAGAATGAGAGACATTACCTATCACATAGGTTTGACCAGAATCCAAAGATGCAAGATGCAATCCCGCCTGATATGCGAGATAGTTCTCTTCAGATGTTGTCATCTGTTTAAGGTTGCCGTCAGTTCCGTCAAGTTTTAGTGGTGTAGTTCCCATGATAACCCTATTTATGCAGTTCTTACATAGAGTGTATATGTCTCAATGTTACTAGACCCTGAACCAATACTATCACCAGCATAGTTACCTAAAAACTCACCTACATAGTTACCAATATAGTTTTGTTGATAATTACCTTCGTAGTTTCCAGTAAAGTCTCTTGTGTAGTTACCTTCAAATGTTCGAGTAAAGTTCCTAGTATAGTTACCCTCATAGTTACCTGTGAAATCACGACTAAATGTTTCAGCACCCAAGTATGTTGATGTGCGTGTTCTAGTGAAATCCCTAGTATAGTTCCCCGTGAAGTTCCTAGAATAGTTACCAGCAAAGTCGCCTGTAAAATTAGTTTCAATTAGACGGGTGAAGTTCTGTAAGAAATCAGTTGAATAGTTACCAGTATAATTTGTAGAAACCGCCGTTGAAAAATCACAGACTGTAATCCCTCGATTACTACTTGTGCTTTGTGAATCTAACCAATTCGAACCAACTAGATAAACATTATTATTGTTCGCATAAAAACAAAATATTCCACCCGTGCCATAATCATCATCAAAACCTACAGGGTATATTCCATTAGCAAATGTTGGTTGTGATGAGTTATTCAGAGCATAAGCACGAGTTAGGTTTTTCGTGAATGTTGCGCCATATGGGCATTGCGTTCCATTCGGGCCGGCCTGAATGTAATCACTATTCGAATAAGGATAACTAATGCCAGACGATGCGCCAATCCAATCCTGTCCGTTTGTGGCCGCAAGACCCGGCTGATGACCTCGTATCCAAGTTAGTTGTGCGGTAGTCGCTGTCCTGATAGTCTCTGTATAACTAGGTGATTTATTTGTTCTTGAGACGCTCGCGCTCGCTGGATGACCATAATATCCATGTAAGTATGTCCCATTTGTATTGTAGTTTTCAACGCTTATGGCAGAACTACCACTGGAAGCAATTAGATTGGTAGCAGCAAACCAAGATTCAAAACTTCCAAAAGATACACGATTGGTTTGGTTACTGCTCGACCACCAATAATTGGTATTACTACTTGCCGGCCCAATAAGAACTCGTTGAGTTGCTCCTGTAGTTGCTGTGCTAATTCTAGTGAAATTACTAGTAAAATCACCAGTATAGTAACCAGTATATCCACCCGTAAATACACCAGTGGCGTTACGAGTATATGTTGATACTCTTGTTCTGGTATAGTCATTACTATAGTCACCTGTAAAGTCACGAGTAAAGTCGTCTGGTCTTGTGGCCTGACGGTTTCTTGTGAAATCGCCTAAAAAGTCTCCCGTATAGTTACCAGTATAAACTGCATCTCTAGTATAATTACCTGTGAAATTTCTAGAAAAATTTGACGTATATTGACCAACTCTCGTAAAGTTACCAGTATAAGTAACATCATAATCTTGTTCAAACTTTGATGGTGCCCAAGAGGCTACCGCCGCACTTTCACCAAAATCATTTTGCATATAACGAAATGAAATTGTCCCAGCTGGCCCAACACCAGTTGGCAATTCATAACCAGTGATAGACCCACTGTTATTGCCACTTGGATGTTGAATAAAACCCTGATTCCAACCAGTAGTATCGATATAAGGTGAGTATAGATACGCCAAATCGCCAACCTGAGCAACATAAGCACCACTATTCGGCGCTCGACATGTGGCACTTGCTACAGTTA